AAGCGGAAGCGAAATAGAATCCTATGAAAACAAGTGTAGAGATTGTGATTCAGTCAATACATTACAGTATTGTGATAACGATTGTGGAGAAATCTGTGATTCTTGTCACTATCTAGGCGAGGCAGACTTAGAAGCAGTTGCAGATTGCGACATCCATAAAGTATACTTAGACGACGAACACGTACCCAACTACAGAATGGACCAACTAAATGTCTAATTACTTATTAGAGTATATGAAAGTACATCTAATATCTATTGAGCAAGACCAAGAGGGTGTTGCACAAGAAATGGAAATGTTAGATGAGAATTCTAAAGACTATAGGGATTTAGAGTTTGAATATAACTGGCTTGCTGGTCAGATTATTGCTACCCGTCACTTTATACAAGTAGGAGAAGAAAATGCACAGTGACTTTAATCCAGATTATAATTTAGATGAGCACCTACAGCATATGGTAGACGAAAACATACCAGCCTTGGACATCATACATGGTGAGATGAAGAACTGGATGTATGAGGCTCAATTGCAACTAGAAGAGGCACAGCGTATAGAGGAAGCCAACGACTACTCAGACGCTATGGAATCTATGGAGCGCAAATACTGGGAGGGACAGTGTGACGCTCTTGCTGCAGTATATCAATTAACATATCAACTTTCATTTGCTATCGCAGAACGGGAGGAGTAATGGAGATCCTGATCATGCTGCTTGCCATAATTATGTGTGCAGGTACTTTTAATATGTTCTTTACAAATGATAAGAAGTGGTAATATGTGGCAGCAATTGACATTAGACCTACAATTTGATACACTAGAAGAAAACCCAACTACAGAAAGGCAATAAAATGGCACAACATAAAGGAGCAGCAAAACACTTGGCTGCATTAAGCAATCACCTTCAAGAAGGAGAAACTATTATTTCTTCAATCTTTGGAGCATATGAAACAAAAAGAATGGGAAATGAAACCGTTCGTAATGGAGTTTTTGCAATTACCCAAAATAGAATTATTTTCTTTGCTAAGAAAATGTTTGGCTATGACCTAGAGTCTTTTAAGTTCGATAAGATTAGTTCTATTGAACGTTCTAAAAACTTTATGGGACACTCCATAACAATTTATACATCTGGAAATGATGTTAAAATTAAATGGGTTAATGACGGAGAATTTCCTCAGTTTATGGATGTTTTTGATGGTGCACTTGAAAACAAGAAGGTGCTTGTATAATGGGGGCACGTTGTACATTCGTTTTTAAGCAATCAGAGGGCCTAGGTGTGGCCTTATACAGCCACTGGGGTGAAGACTCTATGTATCATGACCTGGCTGCAGCATTGAGGCATGCAGCACCACGCCTAGGCGATGAGTCATACTACATACGTATGGCTGTTAGTTATCTAATCAAGGATAATATTATGGACGAGACGGGGTATGGAATTTATGCCTGCAATCCTAATGACCTGGGATTCATGGACCATCCCGTGCTAATTGATTTAATTAATAAGACTGTAACTGATGACACTGGTATACATACTATACAAGATTTTATTAACTATCACAGTCTTGTGACGACGGTCACATCCTAGGAGGGTTGGGTCCCCTCCGTAATAACGGGGGCGTAGGTAGCACCTTTCTTCTACTTGCGCCCCCACCTCTTATTTGATACAATGACTATAAGGAGAACTATGAGAAAACACAGACTAACTGACGAGGAGAAAGTTGCCATGCGTATTTCCGCTATCGTATCTGACCTTCGCCTTGACATTGAGCAGGTGGGCGAGTATTTAGCAGTAATCGCACCAACAGTTTCCTACAACAGACTTATCACTATCGCAGAAAGCGCACAATACCACAAAGAGGAGAAATACAATGAGCAACACCAATACAGACTTTTCTAGTAGATGTAGTATCTTGGGGGACTTGTGGGTAAATTACAAAAGCGAACCTGAGTTTGAGGATTTCATTGACTACAATGATATTGGTTTGCCATTAGCATTTGCTATCGCACAAGATATTATTCCTGCTTCCGAAATGGCTACAAAATATATCAACGAAACATGGGATTTATTTTTAGAGTCACTTGGTGTAAAAGATACAGGATATTCTGGTCTTGATGAATTGCTGTCAGGATTTGACAATTTGTAAAAAGCCCTGAAAACGGGTCGGTGCATTTTTCTTTGTTAACAAACCATTACGAACCGACATAAATTTTTCCCAGATTTTGGGATTACGATCAAAGCCAAAAAATCCCCAAACCATTTATCATAATATATTTGGTTTGTCAAACCATGTTATAATTTATATATGAGTCCAAGGCATTTTTATAATTACAGTAGGAATGATCCAAAAGGATATAAAGCCTTTAGCGATAATCTACATAACTCTTTTGTAGCCTTTACTAATGTCATTAATTTAAGAAAGTTCTTTTCTATCTCCCTCCCGTTTTTGAGTCAGATGAAATCGGCAGAGCGATGTGACTTAGTTGCTATAAAGAGTGGACCTATAGATGTTTGGAACAATCCAGATGATCCTGGTAATGGATCTATCTTTATAGCAGTCCCGCCGACTTCGAGCGGGGCCGAAAATCCTGGCGGGAATAAGAAAAACACCAAACCATTACATAGAGACCTATATAAGTAATAACAAACCATTGTTTTCTGGTTTTCAAACATTTTAAAACATATTCTGGCATAATAAAACATATTACGAAATTATCAGAAAAATCCCAGACTTTTGGCAATTTTTCATTCAAAATATATTACGAAGATACTTGACAAACCATGGTTTTGAATGTATAATGCCAAACCTTGATATGATGGTTTGACAGATATGGGGCATATATGGTATAAGGTGTGAGGTTTGATATGAGGTTTGAAGGTTTGTGGATATGAGGTTTGTTAGGTTTGACATTACGATCCCCCCTTTAAAAGCGTTCAATCCACCACTATCCTCCACTTCACTCCACTTTAACCCTATCTAAAAATATAATCAGTAAGATTTATTTGTGGATAAACCTGTGGATAACTTTCATATCAAACCATCATCCTGTACAATAGTTATATGAAAAAATATAACACAGCAATTGTAGATATCGACGACACCCTTGTATCTGGTTTTTGGCACGATGAGCAAATAACACCTAATTTAGCAGTAGTAGATTTTGTAAAAAATAACATCGAGAACATTATTATCGTAACTGGTAGACAGGATACGATGAGGGAAGTTACAGTTAAACTTCTTGATTCTCTTGGCATTAAATACGATGCCTTATTAATGAATCCAGAACATTACGATAAGTCAGACGAATTCAAGGACGGTATAGCAAAAATCCTACAGGGAAAGATCGATATTGCCATAGACGATAATCCAAATGTAAGGGCTATCTATGAATCTTATGGCATTTCTACTATCGATCCTTTAGACATAAAATAGGCGGGGCAAACCCTTTATTCACATTTGGCCTTATACGAGTATATTATCCTATGGGGGATATTGAGTATACTTTACATTCCCCCGCATTTTTGGTATCATGGTTTGTATGAAATGTAAAGCAGTAACAAGGCGTAACAAACCATGCCCCATACCTGTGGAGTTATGGCGTAAGGGTGAATTCTGCCATGTTCATGATCCTCATGGAAACTATAGGCAGCAGCACCCATATTCTGAAAAGAAGCCAAAGAAGCAATTTGATAAAGGAAGATTTAAGCAGGCTCTCATATTGGAGATGTCTTCTAAAAAATGTACATCTGATCCAAACCTTGAATACTGTTTATCAGAAAATGCCATCCATTGTGAGACTATAGATTATATGATAGATCTGGTTTCGGAGGCATAGATATACTAACCCATATTGCTCGTTTAGAGCATAAGGGGTTTGTGTTTCTATTTTCCGCCGAACTTTAAATGGTGTATAATGTAATTATGGATCCCATTTCGAAAGAAGAAGATACAAGTACTTATAATTTTGACGCTTTAAAATCAAATGTTCCGTTTATTGTAAATGGACAGGTTGTAGGACAACACCCAGACTATTTCGATAGATCTGAAATCTATAAGCAAAATTTTGAAAAAATGGGTAGCGATTCAAAAAATATTAAAATTATTAAAAATTTTATTTCTGAAAGAGAATGTAAAATATTAATACAGTATATAAATACTTTTGCAATACCAAAGGAATATCCAGTTAAATGGGATGAAAAACTTGAACCAATTGTTACAAGAAAATCATATGTAAATGTAGAACCTACATATAAATATGTTCCATTAGTACAAGATTTACTAGAAAAAGAATACGGATTTCCAGTAAAAAATAAAAATGTATTTGTCGGTAGATGGGACGTAGGGGATAATTTAGATTTACATGTAGATGATTTAGGCACAACCAGTACTAATCATATGGCAACACTTATATATTTAAACAGTGATTATGAGGGGGGAGAGATTGAGTTTCCAACTCACAACATATCTCACAAGCCTCAAGCAGGAGATCTCATAATGTTTCCTGGCAATATGCACTATGCTCATGAGGTAAAAACCATTACATCTGGATCAAGATATAGTATTCCGATGTGGTTTGAGTTTGTATAAGTCATGAATGATGATTCATATATAATTAAAGATTGGGCTATAGTCACATTACCCCGTGTCGGAAGCCATTACTTACAGGAAAGAATATTTGCACATACGGGCAAATTGATAGTAAAGTATCATGAACCAAAACCTCAAACCTGGGGCTATGCAATTAAGGGATTGCTTAAACGCAACAACCGTTTTTGGAGCGGATTAGAGGTAGATAAATTAAAATTAATAACCATAGTTAGAGACCCAAAAGATTTACTAATATCACATATTGCTTTATCTATAAAGCAAAAAGATACAAGATTTGTTATAGAAGATAATTTTTCATTAAATCTTGGTAATATTAAGGGTTTGATAGACAAATCTTGCAAACAGTACCTAGAACTTGAAGAAATTAGCAGTATAGTTATAGACTATAATCAATTAGTATCATTTCCATTTGAGGTTACTTCAGCCGTAGCCAATATTTTAGAAATTGATATAATTACAGATAAATATGAGACACGCCTAGCAGATTCTGAAGGATATTCCGTAAGTAGTAAAGAGTTACCACAATATGATGATGTAAAAAATGTTATAAATGATATGGATCTCTCAGATTTTTATCAGGCTTACAATAAAATATTATCTAGGGCCATCACCCTATAAAAATAAACGTAAAAACGCTATATAATATATCATCATGCTATCCCGTGAATCCAAAATAGACTCGATAATTGAAATTATTCACGATCAAATAAAAGGAAAGCATAAGGATAAGTTGGCAAGAAAGTTAGCCGAAGAAATATTAGAGGCAATTGATGACGATGCCCCCAGTTGGTACGAGCATGGATAAAGAACAGATAAGGTATCTTTGCTATAGTTGTGGGGTTATATTTATGATAGATATTGATCTTGAGGATAAATGGGAACATTGTCCGAGATGCTATAATAAATAGATGAAAGATGAGAAGTGCTATTATTGTGATAACAAGGCAGAATACAATCAGCCTGAAAAAGAGACAGGCATCATAGTTGGTGTTTGTTTTAAACATTTTACATATATTTATGCAGGATAGGGGCATATATGGCGATCAATACTAAAGAGTGGTCTAAAGAAACTAAAACAAGAATTATTCTTTCTACCCTCGTTATTTTGGCAGCATTTGTATTTTTTTCTTTCATCTAATATAGTGTATAATTAAAAGATGATTCGGGGATGCTTTGTCACAAGAAAATATTAAAAAAAGAAAGTTGTTGGATGGTTCTGAGGTTAATGATTATGACTATCCAATTGATTTAATTTTACATACTAAGGCTCCAGGTAAATGGAAAGTTATTGATCTTGAAACTGGGCAAGAATATTTGGGTTCTGAAATAACACATAGCACCTTTGGAGAGATTTTACGCACCAAAGTAAGTAATGGTAAAATAGGATCTTGGCTTAAAACTAAAAGGAGAGACGGATCTAATGTCGAATAAACCAATAACCTTCCACTGGATGTGGAGGAGACACTGGCAGATAAGTGACAGTATCGAAAACCTAGACCTTGATGGAATTCTACGTATGGCACAAGAATTAGATGGTGCAAACGTTAAGTCCGTTTTACTTCCATATGGTCCAGGTGGTATTGATTTTTCTTTAGTTATAAAAGACGCATTAGAAAAAACAAATCAATTAATTATGACAATTGCTTTACCTGCATATGGAACAAGTCCTGACTATGCTGCTAAAATTTTAGAAACATTAAATCGTTTTGCTCCTGGAAGAATTGGAGTAAACCTTGTTGCTGGAAGATGGGGAGATGAAGGAAACAGCACTGCAGAAAAATTAGTAATAGATCATTATATGCATGACTCTTCACTTATTGATACCCTTGCAAAAAGGGTGGCAATATCAGAAGTTTGGATGGATAAGGTTATGGCATTAATGGAAAAACATCAGCATAAAACACATATGGCTGTTGTTGGTTCCTCAGACACAACAATCAGGATAGCAAACAAGCATTGCGAATACATATACGTAGATGATAATCTGTTACGTAATCCTGAGCAGTACGCAAAAATAACTAATTCAAAGCCAATCCTTATTGTAGATCCGCTAATAATTGAAAAGCCTGAAGACGTAGACAATGTTATCTATGACGAGAATGCTCCGCCAAGAAAACAATTTCATCATATAATTGGAACACATGATGAGGTTGTTTCTGCAATTAAAGGTATTGCAGAAAAATTTAATATTTATGATTTTATGATACATACAGATCAAAAAGATATTAGCAAATTGTTAAAACTAGTAAAGGAATTTGATAAAGTGCAACCTAACAACAATGATATGGAACATTTTGATATATCGAATGATGACAGAAGGCCTGAAGGATCTACAATTCATCATGAGGTTTTTGAAAAATTAGGATCTAAGCCAGATAATTTAAAAGTCTTTACTAATTTTATTTCTCCAGAACAATGCAGCGCTATTATAGAAAGCATAAAAAATTCAGAGCCATCGTCTGAAAAACCAGTTCAGTTTAGCCCTGATGGGAATCCCCTGACTTTTAGAAAAGACTGGGATATAAATCCGTACATAGATACATACAATGACATTGTTCGTGGTGTTATTGAGGCAGAATATCCAGTTAGAGTAAAAAGCAGAAGTGCAAAAATTGCAGAGTGGACAAAGAATGATGTTTATGATTTACACATTAATGATCTAGGGATAAATGATTTTAATAATATGTCTGTCACTATATATCTTAATGATGATTTTGAAGGCGGAGAATATTATTTTCCCACTCAAAATAAAATCTTTAAACCAAAGGCTGGAGATTTAATTATTTTTCCAGGGAACATGCACTATAATCACATTATAAGCAAAGTTACTTCTGGATCAAGATATACTATTCCCTTATGGTATACCTTTATTTAAAATCAGAATGAACATAAAAGATAAGATAGACAATGTATTGTTCAAAATTGGACAAGAAATAAAAATACATAAAATCAACCCTGATAATACTATTATTGAAATAAATTATGACAAATATTCTGATGAGATTTTAAAATTATTTGAAGAATATAAACACTTATAACTTTACAAATCTATTGTATTGGTGTATACTAAAGATATGATCAATAGGGTAGTAGTATGTCCTAAATGCAATAAAGAAATAGAAGTCAGAACTGGTATATTTGCCCATGATACACTTAATAGACACATGAAGGAGCATAAATGAAGGAATATCGTTTTCCAGATACAGATAAAGAGGGATATGAAATTATTATCCCTAATAATGTAACAAAAGATATTATCCGTGACTACCTTCAAAAAACTTATTATTGGTCTATTGCTCTTGGGTCTTTTATAATTGGGTTTTTGGCTGGAGTAGTGGTATCGTGAATCAGTCAGATGAAATAAAAGAACCAAAATCTATTTTAGATAACTCAATCGCAGAACATAAATCTCGTCCTCCATTACGATGGATCGCAAATTGGGCGGGATCAATAGCATCTTCAGGATTACTAGAGATATCATATCTAGAAGATGAAGGCAAAACAGATACATTTAGATATAAGTTTCATGCATGGAAATGGGATACATTCTGGCCACTATATAGAGAGTATGGAACTGCATATAGATTGAGAATGGATTTGAGCGGGGCAGAATGGGATGACTATGATGCTGATGGTATTCCATATTGGGATAAGTGGGAAGAATGGGATTTCGTAGATGAAGAGACAGATGATGCATTTAGGGTTATATATAAATGAAATACGCTATCGGTATCCTAATACTACTATTTGCTATACTTAACTACATGGCATACTTACAGGGAAGGACATATTAAATGATTTATCACAAGCACTTATTGGTTAATGCTAAAGTAAAGAATCCAATAAATACAGAAGAAGAGGGAATTAATTTCCTTCGCAATTTAGTCGAAAAGATCGACATGAAGATTATTAAGGGTCCATTTGCATCCTATGTGGATAAAGATGGCAATAAGGGTCTAACAGGAATTGTAATGATTGAGACCAGCCATATTGCTTTTCACATATGGGATGAAGTAGACCCAGGATTAATTCAATTTGATTTATATACTTGTGGTCAACTAGAATTCAATAAAGTTATTAATATCTTCAAAGAAACATTTAATGTTGTTGAATTTGATTATGTATTATTTGATCGTGAAAATGGATTTGTTGTAGAACAAAGCGGTCGGGAAGCCGATGGAGTTCAATACAACCAATACCCTGACGGCAAAACAGTCCCAAAAGAAATGCTAAATCCAAATATTGGAGGGTGGTTAAAACCAAAAAATCATCAAGATGATACAGACTTTGACCCTTCAATCATAGAAGAAATATGGGGTAAAAAAATAGGAAAAAATAAATAGATATTAAAAACAATTACAAATCCTAATATAAAAAATAGTTTAAATGGTAAAGATATTTGACAATTTATCTTGAATATTGTACAATTATAATATAACCTAAACAAAAGGATTTAAAATGAAAAAAATTATCTACATTGTTTTTGCAAGTTTATTATTTTCTTCATCTCCATCAGTAGCAGTAGAGTTTGGCCAAGATGCGACTGGAGATCCAACTGCGGTGAAGGTTGGAGGCGCATCTGGGTTTTTGTATTCCGAGAGAATTGTTATAACTGTTGGGCACGTAATTGATAGCACTGGCGGTCTGGCTTATTGGGAGCGAAGTGGTGTCATATATAAGCCAGGCATTGCTAGTATTGCAGGGCAAAGAGGCTACAAAGTTAAAAAGGTAATTATTCCAAGTACCTATGTTTACCCAGATTATGCAAATAATATAATTTTCGATGATCTCGCCATAATTGTTTTGAGTGAGGACATTCCCGTAACAAAGAAGGCTGTTCTTGCAACAGAGGAGCAGATGAAACGTTTTGTGAGGGAAAAGTCTAAAGTTGAGTTGGTTGGTTATGGAATTACAAATGTAAATCAGAGAAATAGGCCATGGGCAGAAATCATTAATCGGCCACCAAACAGACTTACAAGCACTTTATTGTCTCCTGAAGAGGTGCTTAACTTCTACAGACAATACACAGTGGATTGGAAGAAGATCAATAAGCCAGGTGTTTACGGCATAGTTCAAAATCGTGACCTGAAGCAGAGTCACATTTGTGATGGAGATTCAGGATCAGTATTTTTTGTCGAAGAAAATAATGTTCGTTATGTTCTTGGAACAACTGGACTTGGACTGGTCAATAATAATTGTCAGGCACCAGAAAGATTGTCTCCGTTTCCTTCGATGAGTTGGATTGATCCCAAATCAAAGTTACCAAGTTTAATAAAAGAGGCAGAAGAGATTGTTGCTGAAGATAGGAAAATAGAATTCGCTCAGGCAGAAGCAGTACGTCTTGCTGCAGAGTTGAAAGCAGAGCAAGAAGCAGAAGCGAAGGCAAAGGTTGAAGCAGAGGCCAAAGCAAAGGCTGAGGAAGAAGCACGGGCAAAGACTGAAGCAGAACTAAAAGCCAAGGCAGAAACGGAAGCGAAGGCTGAGGCAGAAATTGCAGCAAAAAATGTTGCAGCATTAGCAACTAAAAAAGCATTTGCTGGCAAAAGATGCACTAAACTAAACAAAACTACAACTGTAGTAAAATTGGTCAAGTTTACTTGTGTCAAAAAGGGCAATAAACTTGTTTGGAATAACGGGGTAATCATAAATAACTAAATAGTTTTAGGGAGCAGTAGCCAAGTTGGTCAAGGCCCCGAACTCATAATTCGGCTATCGTAGGTTCAAGTCCTACCTGCTCTACAAGGTCTATCCAGAATTCGACTCAGGATAGATACAACTGCCCCGAAACTTTCGCAGGTGGAAGTCGTTAGATAACCCAGTCGAATGGGCCTAAGCAGACAGCATCTAGGGAGCAGAGCCAGTGGTTATATTCGCCGTAGAAACGGGTAGCGTGACTGGCACTTATAATTGCGTAGTTTAGCCCTTGTAGCCCAGTGGTAGAGGCACACGACTTAAAATCGTGA